CGCGAATTTTTATAAATTTCCTCTATTCTCTAAAATGCTATCACTTGACAGGTTTATGACTGCATACAAAAGCTAAGAATAAGCCTAAAATAATAGCAAGTCATAGAGATGGAGGTTCCAATATGCCAACAAACAAACGAGTATTTACGCTGCGTCTTTCAGATGAGGTTTTCGATAAAATAGGGGCGCTTGCGGCTCGTGAACACCGCTCCATGACAAATTATATTGAGTATGTCCTTCTCAAGCATTTGGAGGACATCGAAAAAGAAGGGGCGGATCATATCGAGGAAGAAAAACCTGAATAAGCGTAAATCCAGCAATTAAAAGAGGTGAAATATTGTCTGTACTAAAAGCAAAGAGAACGGTTAGTAAAGCTGAATTTGTCAATACGGCAAATCAGATTTATGTTGAAACACTCAACTTTCTAACAAGAATGTCTGCCAGGTATGCCCGGCTTCTGGCTGAACCAGTCGCTAAATTGGCCGGCGAGGTTGTTGACCACTGTGAAAAGGCCAACAGCATCTTCCCGTCTGACGAACAGCGGATCAATTTGAGAAAGGCACATTTGTTAGAGGCAAGAGCATCTCTAAAAGCGCTGGATGTAAGGCTTACCCACTGCTATACCGTGATGATGCAAAATCCAGAAGGGTGTTTTACAACAAGCAGTGGTAGGCAGGTAGGCTCGAAAGAAGCCATTGAAAAGCTTGACCGCATGGCAGCAAATCTTGGTGAGATGATTGACCATGAGGATGAGCTGATTAAAGGCAATATCAAGTCTGTTGGACAATCAAAAGCAAAGCATAACTAAATTATTGGGTGTACGTCTGTAAGTGAGACTGTTACGTGTTCACGCTCTCCTGTAGGTTTACTGGTGGCTCCGCTCCGCCAATTACAACAATAACAACAATTTCTGTAATGTGAATACGGATGGCTCGGCTAACAATAACAATGCGAACTATTCGTTGGCGTTGCTGCCCGGATTTTGCGATGCGAGGTCAAATGGAGTAGCCAATAGGCGAAAGACGACCTTCGCAAAAGGAGACGTACTTCCCTGGGTGAAAGTCCTTAAAACTGCCTTACGACGATCACACACGGACGCTGCTTGCATGGCGAAGAATTGCGCTACCTTCGTTTCATGTGTGGGATCAAAGTAGTTTAGATGCGCACCTACAAAACAACTATGCGAAAGGCGAAAACTTATTATGACAAGCGAAGAGCGCCACGAGGCGCGTTACCGTCGCAGGAAACGAAAGCGACAAATGAAACGATGGATGCGAAGCCAGGCCGTTGGAACACTTGAAGAAGTTTTTAATTACCGCGATATGTTTTATTGGGGTAAGAAGTGCTGCAACGGTGTAAGGTGGAAGCAATCAACTCAAAATTTTGAGCTTCACTTACTTTCTGGAACAGCTAAGAGAAGACGGCTTATTTTAGAGGGGAAGTGGAAACCAAAGAAATGCGCTCATTTTACACTGCATGAACGTGGTAAGGTCAGACCAATCGATGCGCCACATATTGAAGACCGACAAATCCACAAATTAGAAACTAATAAGGTTTTGTCCCCGCTGTACACGCCCAGTATGATTTATGACAATGGAGCGAGTCAGAAGGGGAAGGGTTTGCACTGGCATTTCAAACGGCTGAAGAAACAGCTCTCTTGGCATTACCGCAGGTATGGTAGGGAAGGAGCGGTATTCCTGCTTGACCTCAAAGGGTTCTTCCCAAACGCCAACCGAAACTTGATCTATCAAAGACACAAGAAATTTATTACGGACGATAGGTTAAGAGCGCTTGCGGATCTGATTGTTACGGAATCGCCGTGTACTGTACCTGGCCGGGGAATGCCGCTTGGTGTTGAACCAAGCCAGCAGGAGATGGTATCTCTGCCCAGCGACATTGATAACTTTATCAAATGCCAGCTTGTGATTCACTGTGCTGGGCACTATATGGATGACTATTATATCATCCTACCAGATGTTGAAGAACTCAAAAGAATTGCCAGAATCATCATTAAGCGCTTTGAGATGGCCGGCATTCTGGTCAACAAGAGAAAGTGCAAAATCATTCCTCTTACAAAGCCATTCAGATTTTGTAAGGCGAGATTTACTTTGACTGAGACTGGCAAAATCAAAGTCAACGGGTGCAGAGACGGTGTAAAACGGGCGCGTAGAAAATTGAAGTTGTTCCATCGTCAATTCCTTGAAGGAAAGAAAACACTTCAGGAAATCGATCAGTACATGGAGTCCCAGACATCATATTATCGTACCTTTAACGACCATGGGAGGCTCCTGAAATTGAGAAGAATGCACTACGCTATTTTCAACAAATACCGTGAGGCTGCTCCGCTGAAGATGGCGGGATAAGGCTTCTACATTATACCTACCAACTGAGGCAGGCTATAATTAACCTAATTTCATATTAAATTTTGGAAACACTCAGAGTTTTATTCTCTGGGTGTTTTCTCTATTTTGGAGGGTTTTTAGTGGAATACAAAACTTATATCACAAACAGACGCGCCAAGATTCAGGGTATTGGTGGGTATGTCAATCTTCCATATGGTACAGAGGTATCCGTGGATGGAAGATTTCTCTATTATCAGGGAAGACCAATTTGCTCTGTTACCAGCAACAATGCACACACCTACTTTTCTCAGAATGACGATGGGAATGGAGTTCGGCGCGGAAATCTTGTGAGAGCAATCAAGAATACGCTTGAGCGTAGGGATTCTAACTATCAGAACCGTTGGGACAAGGTGTGGGAGGATACACTTTGTCAAAAGTATAAGAAAGCGGGGCACGAGGACTATTGGCTTTGGAACCACGATTTCTACAACGCTGATATCGAAGACTTGAAGTATATTGCAAATCTGATTGGCGCAAAGGAGGGTCGGTAATGTATCGAATTATTAAAGTATCAGATGGTACAGAGATTGGTGTAACTGATACCATCGAATTTATCCGGTATGGAAATAGTGGGTGCTTTGTCCCTGCTGATCAAAAACACGCAATCGGTGTTGCTGTGAACAGCGTTCCTTATAATCTGGTCGGCCACGATGAGATTGAGGGGGCTGAAACAGTTGTTGTTTCTGAGATTGACGGCGGCGCTGTTTTAGCAAAACAAGGCAGTCTTGTGGACGATCTCATTCTTTCTGCATTGGGGGTGCAAAACTAATGAAAGAAAAGCTAAGAAACATGTATGAGGAAGGTCTGCTTGATACTACCGGCCTCTTAAATGCAGTAGCAAAGGATTGGATTACAATTACAGATGTTATTGAAATTGTGGGCGAGGACAATGCACTGTCCGTTGTGATGTCTGCAAAGCTGTCCGAAATTTCTAATGCCTGTAATGCGGTTATTGTGAACGGTGTAGACATTAAGTTCGGTGAAGAGAACGTTCACTTTAATTTGAGTATTGAGGATCAGAGTAATATCAACAACCTATTTCGTGTTGTTGAGTTGGGCGGTACAGAGTTCCCGTATCAGGCCGATGGCGGTGTTTGTCGTATTTATACCGCAGCCGAAATTGCAGCTATCTATATTGCGGCACAGACGCTTATCACAACTCAGACTACCTACCATAATGAGCTGAAGCAGTATGTACAGACATTAACCAGTGCGGAGGAAGTGTCAGCTATTCAATATGGTATGACCTTGCCAGAGCCTTATCTGACAGAGATGAATGAGAAACTGGCTGTGGCACAGCAACAGATGCAAGCGATTGTAGGTAGAATGCAGCAGGCCGCAGCAACCAATCAAGCGTGATAGTTTATGAGTGCTCGGTTTACCATTAAAGAAGCGATCCTCGCTATTATCGGAGGTATTACCTATGTAATTATTGAATTGATATGGAGAGGGCATAGCCATATTTCTATGTTTATTCTTGGCGGGATTTGCTTCGTGGTCATCGGGCTAATCAATGAAGTGTTTCCATGGGATTTTGGTTTATTATGGCAATCTTTAATCGGATCTGTCATTATAACTGCCTGTGAATTTATCACTGGTGTCATTGTGAATATCTGGCTTGGTTTGGGAGTGTGGGATTATTCTACACTCCCTTTTAATATCCTTGGACAAATCTGTTTACCGTTTTCACTCCTATGGATAATCATTTCATGCTTAGCGATTATTCTCGATGATTATTTAAGATATTGGATTTTCAATGAAGAAAAGCCGCATTACAAATTTGTGTAACAGGAGGATTTCTTTATGGATAACAAAACAAAACCTACGCTGAACATGCGTTATTACAACAAAGAAATTGATGATGATCTACCCTATGTTGGTCATCTTGATTACGACGAAGAGACCGGATTTATCTACGACGAAGAGGGAGACGTTGTAGATGAGGATACCATTGCAAAATTTTGCGAGGGTGATGGTAAGGGTGACGATGAGGATGGGTTTGAATAACCTTTGTTTTTATCGGGAGGTGCAAAAATGGCAAACGATAAAACAATTTGGGAGTTCTTGAAATCACGAGGGTTGAATGATTATGGGGCTGCTGGGCTTATGGGCAATTTATATGCTGAGTCCGGTCTTTCTCCAACAAATCTTCAGAACACATATAACAATAAGTTCGGCATGACGGACGATGAGTATACGGCTGCTGTTGACGCTGGACGCTATGGAAATTTTGTTCACGATAGCGCCGGATATGGTCTTGCGCAATGGACTTTCTGGAGCAGAAAGCAAGGTCTTTACGACTATGCAAAATCCACTGGAAGATCTATTGGGGATCTCACAATGCAGTTGGAATTTCTATTTCAAGAGCTGAGTTCTGGCTATAAAAGCGTTTTGTCCATATTGAAGTCTGCGACCTCTGTGTTGCAGGCTTCTAATGCTGTATTGCTCCAATTTGAGAGGCCAGCTGATCAAAGTGTATCTGTACAGAACAAACGAGCTTCTTACGGCCAGAACTATTACAACCAATTTGCGGGCGCAGCCCAGGAAGGAGGGAATGTTGGGATGAGCAACAGTCCACTCGTAGAATACACAAGAATTTCACCAAACAGATCATCTCCAAGAAGAAATGCGATTGACAGGATCTCAATTCACTGTGTAGTTGGTCAGGTTAGCATTCAGTCCCTTGGAAGTGTTTTTGCTCCGTCTTCAAGAGAGGCTTCTTCAAACTACGGCATTGGATATGACGGAAGAGTTGGTATGTATGTGGAAGAGAAAGACCGCTCGTGGTGTACTTCTTCAGCGGCCAACGATAACAGAGCCGTCACTATCGAGGTAGCAAGTGACACCACCGATCCATACGCAGTAACCAGCGCCGCATATGCTGGTCTGCTGAATTTGGTGACAGATATTTGTAAGCGCAACGGTAAAAACAAAGTAGTCTGGTTTGGAGATAAGGCAAAGACTTTGGCTTACACACCAAAATCAAACGAGATGGTTTTGACCGTACATAGATGGTTTGCAAATAAATCTTGCCCAGGTAATTACCTCTATAATTTGCATCCGCAAATTGTAGCTGAGGTAAATCGACGCTTGGCAGGTGGAAGTGTTGATACTGGCACAGCGGTAAGCTATCAGGTGAAAGTTACAGCTGATGCCGGTCTAAATTGCAGAACCGCTCCTATCAATGGCACTGTCATTATGGCCTATGAGAAAGGGACAATCCTAAATATTTCTAAGGAGCAATCTGGATGGGGCTTTACAGGAACCGGATGGGTTTCTCTTGAATGGACAGAGAAGATCGCATCCACGACACCAGTAACGGAGGATGATGAAGATATGACTTTGGATACATTTAAGAAATTGATGAACGAGTATCGTGCAGAGCTGAGAGACAACGACTGCGGAGATTGGAGCAAGGCAGCTCGTGATTGGGCAACATCTACTGGGCTATTTGCTGGTAGTGGCAATCTGCCGGATGGAACACCAAATTACATGTGGGCTGATATGCTGACCCGTGAGCAGGCCGCGCAGTTGTTCTATAACTTTGCTCAGAAGAACGGATTGGCGTAATCTGAAAAGGTGGTGTTGATATGGCGGTTTCGAGCACCAGGGGGAGAAGAGTTAGACGAAAAGAGAAAAAGGGGTTGTTTGCCCATCTAAAAAACCTTGGGTTCACAAATCGCCTTGCTCTCTACATCATGGTATTTCTTGCCGCTGGTTTGGCCGGCGGCTTTTATCTTGCGGTGAAAAGCATCGCAACAGGGTACACAGGAGCGCTTACATGTTGGACTGTAGTTTTCACACCGATTGGAACTGCGTGTAGCATTGTTTTAGCTCGGATTGTAGATAAGAGCCGTGCTGAAAATACGAGCGCAGACGGTGAAGGAATAAAATATGCGGCAGCAAAAGCAAATCGCTTTGTCGCAAATACATCTGATTTTGGAAGCGTAGATAGTCCTTCCATTTGATATAAGCAACAGTATTCTGCCGGATGCTGTTGCTCTTTATTTTATAAGGAGGAAAAGGTTATGGAGTTGAATTGGGTAGAGATTGTAATCTCCATTCTTACTGGACTTGCCGCAGCTATTCCGCTGGTTGTAAAGCTTGTGGAATATGTGCAAAAGGCAGTGAAGGAGAAGAACTGGAATAAGATGCTCGATATGGTCATGGATTTGATGCAAACAGCTGAGGGTATGTTTGAAAAGGGCGCAGATCGAAAAGAATGGGTACTTGCCATGATTAAAGGATCTGCGGATAGTATTAACTACGATATTGACATCGAAGCAATCAGTCAGTTAATTGATAGTCTATGTGACATGAGTAAGGTTGTAAATAACTCAGAAGCCCCAACTGAAACACCTGCTGAATAAAGGTTGGGTGTTCAAGAATGCTTGATTACATTGAATATTTGAACATTCCAGTAAAGGTGGCAATCGTTTTGATTGGCGCTTTTCTTATTATGCAGTTGGTAGGGGAGATTTTAGAGTTCAAAGGGAAGGTTGTACCTGAGTTTGTCAAAGTACGCAAAATCTTTACTCGTCGTAAAAAAGAGCGAGAGATGATGCAGAAAATGGAAAAGACTCTTGATCGGGTGCAGGCCACCATGGACGAACTCAATCAGCATTACAGTACGGATAATATTCAGATGCGCGACGAGTGGATCAAGAGGGTAAATTCTAAGCTTGACCAATATGATGCAAGCATGGCCGAACTTGATAGAAAGCTGGACAAAAACAATAGCGACACGCTTTCCATCCTCGTTGACAATAAACGTAATGCGATTATTAGTTTTGCGTCTATGGTTATTGATGAAACAAAGCCAGTGACGAAAGAACAGTTCAATCGTATCTTTAAGCTGTACGAAGAGTATGAGGCGATTATCAGTGCAAATGGTATGACGAATGGAGAGGTTGACATTGCTATTAGAATTATCAGAGAGGTATATGAAAATCATTTAAGGAACCATTCGTTTATTGAAGATATTCGCGGATACGGTGTATAATGAATAGGGGAGGGGCTTAAAACTCTCCCCACATTTTTACGCTGTGGATTTGACAGAGCAGGCCGTGTGATATATAATGGCAAAAGATGTGGCTATTATTATATGGTATAGGCTTTTGCGCTGTGGCATCCAGATTACCACAAATTCTACCACATTTGCTTAACACAAGACGCAACAAGACGAACTCAAAATAGTGAGAAAGGTTCTTGATTTCGTGTCTGAAAGGCGGAAATCACACATGATGAACAATGATGAAGTATACGGTGTGAAGTTTCCGACGATGAAACCCCTGGGTGACTAATTCACTCAAAACACACGATATAGAGTGATTTTGGGTAAAACAAACACTATATATTGTGCTTTTTATGGATCGTGTTTTTATCTTACCACAGCGTTACCACATTTGCCGAAAATACCACATGAAAATGTGGTAGAACCGAAAAGCAAAATCCGACTGAATTTAGGGAGCTGGCCTTGCGCTGGCTCCCTATTTTTTTGTCAGAGAAAGATTAAAGGGTACAGAAATCCAATTCGGAGATCTGTACCCTATTTTTTTCTCGTGAGCCGCCCAGGATAGCCCAGGAGCGACGATTAAGCTTTAGGAGTGTAGTTTCACCAGTAAAGGCATTGAGCGCTCTGAGATCCGTCTACGGGCTTTTATTGAGGCTTGTTAAATCTGGTGCATTTGCAGTGTCCGTATGGATCGCTGTGTCGCAGCCAATAGCTACCGACTTCCACTGTACGACCACAGTTTTGGCAGAGACATTTCCATCTGGTTTCATTGCCGGCGATCCGTTCATTCTGCACTGGCTCGATTACTTTGAGATAGCCAAAAGTCTGGCCTGTAAGGTCATGCTGGAGTTGGAACTGGGAGCAACCACAGGATCTTGTTTTACCTTTTCTAAGACTGTCTGATAGAACGGATACCGTGTTGCCACATTCACACTTGCAAATCCACCTTGCCTTTCCGCTTTCAGTGGCAATATCTTTCTGGATTACAGTGAGTTTTCCAAAGACTTCACCAGTTAAATCAATGAGGGTGGGAGATTGCTTGTGTCGTAGGCACCCACATGACTTTGTTCCATTTTCTTTGAGTAAATTAGTAGACGATACAACGACGGTATTCCCACACTCGCATTGACAAAGCCACATGGGGCGACCTGGCTTGCGGTCTTCTACTCTCTGCAAAACAGTAAGCAGGCCAAATGTCCTACCAGATAAGTCAACGAGTTTGCCCACAAAAATCCCTCCCATCAAGATATCTTGATTTTACCTTCGAGATTCGCAAAGGATTGTTTCTTTACCTCCTTTGTGGCTTCAGCGTAGATGTTCATGGTGGTTTCAATGTCGGCGTGTCCCATGATCTCCTGAATGGCTTTGATATTTTTCTCAACCTCGCAATACCTGGTGCAGAATGTGTGACGGAGATTATGGGCAGAGAAGTGGCGGATCAGAACGGGATCACGGCCATCTCTGTCGGCCTGAATAGTTTCGTCTTCGATATAGGCAGCACAAATGCGGTCAATGGCGCGGTTGACGCTGTGAGGGGATAGTGGATCGCCATACCGATTTTGAAAGATAAATCCCGTATAGCCGTCTATAATAGACTCGTTAAAGCCTATGATTTCTTGCTTTGCCCATTCTGTGCGCAGCGCCTCTTTGACTTCTTCCAGCATAGGGACGATACGGGTGCCGGCCTCTGTCTTTGGAGTTTCGATATGGAAACGGGCTTTGGATTCACCCTCATATTTCCGATATACCATGTTGTGGTTGATGCTGATAATCCCGTCCTCAAAGTCGCAGTCCTCCCAGCGCAGGCCAATGACTTCACCAATGCGGCAACCAGTTCCCAGAAGAACAGTAAAGAGCGGAAGCCAGTGGTTATAAATTTTACTGCTTTTAATATAGTCGATGAAAGCTGCCTGCTCTGCTTTAGTCAGAGCATGACGCTTTGGCTTTTCCCAATTGTTGCTTTTCTTGATTTCTGCCATAGCGCCGGTGGCGGGATTGATACGGATATAACCATCACGCACGGCCATCGTAAAGACAGGGTGGATGATGGTGTGAATGATTTCCATGGAATTGGGCTTAAATCCACGCTCTCTGATGAGGCGGTTATAGTAAGCCTTGACATCTGAATACTTAATGCTTGAGATTTTCTTCTTGCCAATATCGTCTTGGACATACTTCTTGTACATATAGAGATAGTTGGCGCGGGTGGATTGCTTCAGCTCTGGTTTATTGGAAATATAGAGATTGAAGAGGTCATTCAAAGTGGCTTTGTTTTCTACGGTAGCTTTGATACCGTCTTCAAGGTCACGGAGGATTTTCCGCTCCTTTTCTCTGAGACTCAAATCGTCTTTACAACCAGGAGGAAGACGGTCAGTTGGCACAAGCCGTCTACTGTATACATCATGTCTCTTGCCATCTGCGTCAGTGTATGTGAAACGATAAGTCCCATCTTTGCGCTGGGTTTCATTGTCTTTAAGGATACGCCCCTTATTGTCGGTTCGTTTCTGGCCGGCCATGACATTCTCTCCTTTCGTAAGATTTAAGAAAATAAATTCACTCTACAATTACATGATAAATCAAAGAGCGAAATTCGTCAAGGGATAAAATCGCTGAAAAGTTACTTTTGAAATTTAGCGTTGATTTTATTCGTGCGTTAGTTTACAATTAAGATAATAGGGGAGGGGTAGCCCATGATGACAGAGAAGATCCGTATTGCCTTAATCAAGCAGAATAGGAGCGTAAAAGACCTTGCTGCCGCCATAGGCTGTACCTCTCAAAATCTGAGCGGGAAGTTCAAGCGGGACAACTTCAGCGAAAAGGAATTGGTGGAGATCGCCGAGGCGCTTGGATACCGATACGAAGGTAAGTTCATCAACAAAGAAACCGGGGAAGAGATATAAAACATATGTTCGAGTTCTAAAGCTTTATAAACGGGGTGCGC